TTTCGACTGCCGACCTTCCTTCACCAGCAGTTGGTGATCCAGAGGAAGCTGAAAATCCGACAGATTATTTTAGCATCCAAACCTATATAGGAAACGGATCAACTCAAAGTATAACAGGCGTTGGATTCGAGCCGTCTTGGACGTGGATTAAGAACCGGACTGCTGGAAATTCTCATGCTTTGACAGATAGTGTACGAGGCGTTACGAAAGAATTAAGAGCAAACAGCACAGCCGATGAGTCAACAAATGCAAATGGATTAACCGCATTCGCATCAGATGGTTTCAGTATCGGCAATGATGGGGGCTATAATACGAATGAAGAAAATTTTGTATCATGGAATTGGAAAGCAGGAACTAGCTTTAGTAACTCTGGCGGTTCCAATGATGCAACGATCGCATCAACAGGATCAGTTAATGTTGAAGCTGGCTTTAGCATCGTGTCTTATACAGGGGACGGAAACGATAACGCCAAATTTTTTCATGGATTAACGAGAGCACCTGAACTAGTCATACTAAAAGACCGAGATAACAACTCGACTAATTGGAGAGTTGGAGTCACTGCACTCGATTCATCGTATGATCAGGTTATCAATTTAAATTTGAATAATGCTGCATCATCAGCTTCTACAATTTTCAGTGCCGTTGCACCCACAGCTAACGTCATTACGCTAGGCACGGAGGCTGATGCAAACGGAAACGGAAGAAAATTTATTTGTTATTGTTTCGCATCCAGAGATCAATATCTGAAAATTGGTAGTTACGTTGGAAATGGAAATGCAGATGGTACATTCATCCACTTGAATTTTCGTCCTTCCTGGATTTTGATCAAAAGAACTGACTCGTCTGATAATTGGATGATCTTAGATACGAAAAGAGCAGATGTCGCTAATCGAAATCCGGTTGATAACATCCTTGAGTCAGACACGGCTGATGCCGAAGAAAGCGGTCTGCCGTGCGATCTCAACAGCAATGGCATAAAAATCCGAACAACTGATGCTGCATTCAATGCAGATGGCGGTAACTATATTTACATGGCATTTGCTGATCAGCCTCTAAAATTTGCAAACTCTAGGTGATAAAAAATGTGGAAATTAGGCGATAAAGTTATACGAGAAGGTAAAGCTTGGGTTGATGCGAACGGTGTCACTCACCCGCAAACGTGGGCTAGATGGACAGACGAAGAGAAAAAAACGGCAGGGTTAACTTTTGTAGCTGATCCGAAGACTTGGGACAATCGGTTCTATTGGGGGTGGGATGCGAAAGAAGAAAACCTCATCGAGCGATCTCTTGATGACAAAAACGAAGTTGACTCCGAAGGCAAAGCCATTCTCGATGAAAATGGAAAGCAAGTCGTTACGCTCGGCCTCAAGTCAGTTGCTATTGCAAGAACAAAAGAGGAAGCGAGAAATCTCTTATCGTCATTTGACTGGTATGTTACGAGAAAGGCAGAAGCAGGAACAACGATACCAACTGCCGTATCAAATTACCGAACGGCTGTCCGGACTAAAAGCAAAACTATTGAAGATGCGATAACTGCTTGCGATACGTTAGAAAAATTCATGGCGTTGTATGACGTGCCTGATGGTGGCACAGTTGCACCGATTGCCGATTGGCCGGAGGATATCTGATGGATCATCGTACCGTAGCTTCAGCACATTCTGCTATTGAGCGAGTGCAAGCGAATCTCACCACTGCCGAAGCGATTTCAAATCATCGTTTTGATGAATTACTCTCGCGCGTGAAAAGGTTGGAGGCGATTATGATAGGAACGGCAGGAGCCACGATTCTGCTCTTGATCTCACTCCATGTTAGCTGACGCTGTACTTATTATTCAAACCGCAAATACAGCGATTGGTGCTGTCAAAGAACTGTTGGGTAATGGTAAAGACATAACAGATTGCGCTAAACATCTTGGTAAATATTTTGATGCAAAAGCGGAGATACAGAAGAATGCTGGTAACTCAACATCAACTGGATCTGATCTTGAAAATTTTTTACATTTAGAAAAATTGAAACAAGCAGAAGCAGAATTGAAAGATATGCTGATTTATCAAGGGCGGGCTAATCTGTACACAGATTTTTTGAGGTATCAAGCGGAACAAAAGCAAAAACGTGAGGATCAAGCAGAAGCTCAAAAAAAACAAAAGGCAGAAAAGCGTAAAAGAATCGCTGGTTTCATTCGCACTGTTGTTATTATGGTTTCTGTGGTCTTGGCATTCGCTACAATCGGTGGTTTTATATATTACCTCTCGACTTTGAGACAAGTATGACATGGATTTTAATGTTGATTACAATAGAGGGCAGTATGTTTTACATGAGCGTAGTTGATGCGTATCCAACCGCAGAGTCTTGCATGAGAGAACGTGCAGAGGGCGTCATACGGCTGGGTGAACCAATTATGAATTACCAGTTAATTTGTATTCCAACAGATCAGCTTGGAGATAATACGTGATAGGTATCATTGGTAAGATCTTGGGGTCAGATAAAGTTATCGAATCAGGATTAAAACTGATTGACGATATGCATACCTCGACTGAAGAAGAGGTCAAAGCAAAGGCTGATGCGAAAACCCAGCTTTTGCAAGCTTACGCTCCATTCAAACTTGCTCAACGCTACCTGGCTCTAATGTTTGGACTAACTTTCCTAGCCAGCTATATCTTGGTGCTGGCGATGACCATTTCAGGCCAGGGCGACCCAGATGCAGTTACTAAGGTAATGGAACAATTCAGTATAAACTATGCGATGCTCATTATCTTAGGCTTCTATTTCGGGGGCGGTGCTGTTGAGGGCTTCTTGGATAGGAAGAAAAAATAATGGCTAGATCTTTGATGCGGAAGTTCCGCGAAGTCAAAAAGAAAGATGGTGTTCCGGTCAAGTATACTGCTGGTGCTGCTAACCCAGAGGCCAGGAGAGCAGAGATCAAGCGCACAGCGGAGAAGTACCGTAAGGGTACGCTAACAAAAGCAGAGATGAACCGCATCTCGAGACAAAGGAGTAAATCATAATGGCTACTTATAAGGGCATGAGTTCACGATTCTCAAGGGCTACTATGGAAAAAGTGTACAAGAGGGGACTTTGACCCCCTTTGGGGGGATAACTAGGAGCATATTATTCAGCAGGGTCTCGGCCTAAAGTTTCAGCACACCAGTGGGCTATGGGTCGACTACGAAGTTTTGTCACAGGCAAGGGTGGTGCGCGAAAAGCAGATAAAGATTTACTGAACAAGTAATGAGGTATGCAGACATGGATGTGGAGAAACTGAAAGACCAGTTGATCTTACATGAGGGACTCGAACTTAGGAGCTATAAATGCAGCGCAGGATTCGTTACGCTAGGAGTAGGGCGCAACGTAGAAGAGCTTGGAATCACCGTAGAAGAAGCGCGATACCTTTTAGACAACGACATTCTGAGAGTCAGCAAGGAGCTTGATAATAATATTCCTTGGTGGCGCGATCTTTCTGAGGTTCGCCAAAGAATTTTTGTAGATATGTGTTTCAATCTCGGCATAAGTCGATTTCTTAAGTTTCAAAAAACTTTAGGTCACGCCAAGGCTGGTAATTTCAAAGACTGTGCTGATGAGATGCTCAACAGTAAATGGGCGTCAGACGTAGGTACGAGGGCTACACGGCTCTCTGAAGCGATGATCAACGATGAGTTGGAGGTTTAGATGCCAGAGAAGCTAGAACGCAGCCTGATGGCTCAGGCGCGAAAGAAGGGACTGAAAGGTAAAGAGCGAGACAAGTATGTCTACGGTACGTTGCAGAAGATTGCTGGACCGAAGGGGTCTGAAAAAGCTTCTAGAACAGGAAGTGTAAGGCGTGGCTAAAACTCCGGCGTGGCAGCGTAAAGAAGGCAAGAACCCCAAGGGTGGTCTCAATGAAAAGGGACGCAAATCTTATGAGCGAGAGAACCCAGGATCTAACCTACGAAGGCCAATCAAGTCAGGAGATTCTCCACGCAGAGCAAGCTTTCTTGCGCGAATGGGAGCAGCCAGAGGGTCAGAAAAGAAAGACGGCAAGCCAACCAGGTTACTTCTTTCACTCCGAGCTTGGGGTGCAAGTAGTAAAGCGGATGCCAGAGCTAAAGCTAGGGCAATATCGAAACGAAACAAAGCAAAAGCATGAGGTGATTTATGCCAGGTAAATACGGTTCAGGAATGAAGCCAAAAGGTTCAGCGATGTCAGCTATGAAAAAGGCTAGAGAGAAGAACAGGAAGAAAATGGGTGGTGCTAAACCGCCATCTGGGATGAGGTATTGATGGCAAAACTAACAGATCGTCAAAAGAAAACTCTGAAAAAGCATTCTGTTCATCACAGCGCAAAACACATGAGCATGATGAGAAAAGAGATGGAAGGCGGGAGCAGCTTCATGGCTGCTCATCGCAAGGCTCAAAAGAGTGTAGGCAAGTAGTCACACTTTCTTCCGATTCGTTCTTCCTGTTTTCTTGCCAACCACTATCCTTTAAACCTGTCCCAAGAGTTTGCTGTGCTCGTTTGTCTTGGTGCGGGTGCAGCAGTCTTATCCCTGTCGTTGATAAAGACCTTTGCGTTCACGGCAATAGGCCACTGTCGAGCTTCTCCCAGGTTCTTTTCTTTGATTGTAACCTTGAGGTTAGCCCCAATGCTGCGTAGCGTATCTAATGCCTCTTCGATTGCTTCCTGATGCGCAACCTGCATCGGTTCATATCGGCCTGTCTGCTCGTTGTAAGGAGTCTTGACTTCAAACCAAGCACTAACCTGATAATCTTTGTCGTGGCTCACGCCAGCATCGCCCCTGTCTCCAGTGTTCGGATTGGGCTTTTTGAGCGGTTGCATTTTGCTATTACTAAAATGTGGGTATGCCATAATTTTCTCCTAAAATGGGATTTCGTCTTTTGAATCAAGTGGTGGAACTGGTGGTAATGGATCAGGCTCAGTGCCGTGTGTCACTGCAACAGGAATTTCTGGCTCACTTAGTTCCTTGCTTCTCGCGTCCAACGCATTTGTAACCATCATCAAAAGAGTTTTACTTGATGCTGCGAGTGACTCAAGTTTTTTCTCATTCTCCGCTGTCCATAAATGAATCTGACCGATCTTGGTCATTGCATTAATCTCTTCACAGGCTTTTTGTGCAAACTGAGTTTGCTTTTCCGCAACGGTTTGTTGTGGTGATTGATTGACTGGTTTTGGTTTTGCTTTGTCCTGGTGCGATACGATTGGTTTTGGCGCATCATCATCTTGCTGTGCGATACCAAGACAAGCAGCCAAGGCGTATCTCCTGGCGTATGTAATCACAGCGCCAGCTTGTTGTGCTGCTGACATCCGACTGTTTGCTTCCTGCGGTAAGGAAAGCATTGACTCGATGTACTCCCCAGATTCATGCATCAAGATCGTGGTGACTGAGATTCCTTGGGCGTTTGAGCCAAGCATTTGACATACAGATAACTTGTTGTTCGTCAGTGGTTGCTTGACTGCATTCAAGATATTCGCCAGATCTGCATATTTATAATTATGACCCTGACTATCTTTGGTTGGATTCTCAACCTCTGCCTGGAACTTACTTAATGCAGCGGCTAATTTACCGATACTCTCTGATCTATTGGCATCACTTTGTGCGTCGTTCATCGTATCCCCCATATTCTCTTTGCTTCTTCGATAACACCAGGTGGTTCCGACCAAGATATGTGATCAAAGTCTGGAGCCTGGCTAAGTAATAGTGATTCTTTGTCGCTATGCGCTTTCAGATTGTTCTCTATCGCTCGATGGTGAACCGACATCTTCTGACAACAGCCACACAGGCTTCCTTCCGTTGATGTACCAACCACCAGCAACCTGGAAGACATTGTTAATAGTAAACATTCCATCAAGAGTTTTTGGCAGCGATGCCTTACGCTTGCCAGATTTAGCACGAGCATCCTGTGTAGGCCATTTGGTTTTAAGATCGCCAACGCCTACATAATCAGGGCGGTTGATATGCGGTAATTCATTATCAAACAGAAAGCCTTTAAGTTCGCTTTCGCCAACGATCTGTTGACCCGACATTACCTCTTTCAATCCTTCAACGCTAGAACGAATCGTATCAGTGAGAACTTCAGCGCAGATCTCCCAATCTCTGGCGTCCTTTCCGTTGTCCCACGTCCGAACAATATGAGCCATAAACTTTGTTAAAGAAGCGTCATAAGTTTTTATCGGATCTTGTTGTTTTATAAGGATTTCATCACAAGCCCACTGCACTACAGTGCCAGCCCACATCTTGCTATTTGAACTTTGATTATGACGCGGGTCGAGTCGATTAATAGTTTGCCAGGCACTTTCAACTTCAAACTCATCAACTGATGTTTGTGTGATATCCCAGGCTTTTTTGACTAACGGCCTGATATGGCATTTATCAAATAGTTCTTTTGCTGGCTCCGCACTCTTACTATTTTTGTGATGATAGTAATGATGCCGAGCAGCCCAATCAGGTGTGATCATATATCTCTTGTTCATTTATCTTCTGCTGCCCCATAGTGGTCCACAGGTTACGTCAACCATGATCGATGACGGAACCCCGTTGATATTGCGTTTACCCCAGATTGGTATCGCTCTCAAACCCGACGACTCGCATTCCTTTATGGCGTCGATCGTCTCTTGGCGGGACATTGCAAACACCTCAGACTGTAGAGTCAGTGACTGACCAGGCATCTGCTGAAGCACAGATACCTGTTCAGTTGGTTTGATGGTCTGGCTGCTACATCCGACAGCAGATAAACACAACAAAATTAAAAGCTTTGTTCTCATTTGATTCCTCCCCCTATGGGCGGCTTACGCCGCCACCCCTTGCGCTCCTTTTGGAACTTCTGCCCAGTGCGTCACAG